TGCCGCTGGCCCGTGCACCCACGTGGGCGCGCCCGTGCGTACGGTCCCCGTGGCGCCGCGTATAGCTCCCGTGCTCAGCGGCACTTGACCGCACAGCCGGCCCGTGCTACAATTTCGATGTACTCAAACCTAGGAGCATCGAATGTCGAATTCCAGTGAAGACGTGTTCAAGTACACTCCGGCCACCGCGTCGCAGCATACCAAATACGAAGCTATCCGCGCCATCGCCGCCGACATGCATCGCGTCATCATCGCGGAAGCGCCAGACAGTCGCGAGAAATCGCTGGCCATCACCAAGCTCGAAGAGGCGGTGATGTGGGCCAACAAAGCTGTGTCGCGAGGGTGACATGGCCAACCCCACCGGAACCGATATGTACAACACCAACTTCGGTCACGCTCTTTCGCCGGAGCAGACCATTCGGGCCGGCGCCATTCGGCGTGTCGCCGCGGAACTGCATGACACCATCGTCATCGAACTGCCGGAAGACACGCTGGAGCGCAAGAACATCCTGATCCACCTGTACTCGGTGGTTCGGGAGTCCATTCGCACGGTAGCCAGTTCGCATTGACAGCCGGCCCGCCGCGTGATATACTCAAAACTCGTACCACCACAGGAGAACATCAAATGGCAACCCCCGAGGAAACCCGCGCCGCCGCTCTCGAAGCCGAGAAAAAGCGCCAGGCTGAACTGAAGTCCAAGCAGGAGCGCGAGTCCGCCGAGGCGCTCAAGAAGCAGGAAGCCGAGAAGGCGGCCCTGGAGAAGGAGGCCGAGAAGTCGGCCGATCATACTAAGAAGGTCGAGGCCGAGAAGGCGGATGCCGAGGAAGAAGAGCGCTACAAGGCTGACGCCGAGGCGAAGCTGCGTCAGGCGGTCGCCGAGAAGGAAGCGGCGGACCAGAAGCAGCGCAGCGAAGAGCACCGCGCCCGTATCGAGGCTCAGAAGGCCGAGCACGACAAGGCGATGTCGACCCTCAACAACCCGCCGCCCGGTTCGATCGCCGCCCCGACTGCGACGCAGGAACCCCTGATCAACGCCACGACGAAGGGGTCCAATCCGGAATCCCACGCGGCGCAGATGAAGCAGCCCGTCGACATCGACGGTGCGGTCAACAAGGCCGTCGCCGCCGAGCAGGAGAAGACGAGCGAGGCCGTGAAGGCAGCGCGTGCCGAGGGGGCCAAGGAAACTTACACTTCGCCGAATCCGGACACGTACGACCCGCACACCGACGCCCATTCCAACGCTCTGCAGGCGCAGCAGGATCAGCGCCAGAACGAACAGAACTACGCGCCGACCAACGCCGACCGGAACCTCGCCTACAACAAGCTCTCCGGCATCGTCGCCGCCTATCCGGACACGGCGCCGAACTCGCATACCATCTTCGGCTACGGTGGTGTTCAGGTGACGCTCGGCGATCTTCGCGCGATCTTCGGCTGAACAATCTGAATACTTGACAGGCGGGCTGCTGTGTGGTATGGTAAATACTCCAGCAGCCCGAACTGTATCGGAAGCCATGTCCGTTCCCGGCGATCTTGTTCCTCTACCGACGCAGCCGTGGGACGAGCGCCCCGATGAATTGCCGTTGGATGTCGAGGAATGCCGAACGGCGATCTGGCGCGCTTCGGGCAATATCACACTGGCCGCGCAGTTTCTGAAATGCCGTCCTGACCGCCTTCGACGTTTCGTCAATGGCAAACAGCGTCTCATCAACGAGGTGCAAGAGGCCAAAGAGCAGCTTGTTGATACCGCCGAAGATGTCGTGCGGCAAGCGCTGACCTCCGACGACCCTGCTCGAATGGACACGATGGCGCGCTTTGTTCTCACGAACCAAGGAAAAGAGCGCGGATGGGGCAACAAGCCCGGTGGCGTGTCGGTGACCATGAACGGCGGCTCGATGATCATCGGCTGGGCGGATGGAAGCACCATTCAGGGTTCCGACCCGGCCAAAAGCGACGTTGAAGAAGCGGAAGTGGTATCATGAGCGTTGCCGACGCCCTCGACGACGCTGGCTCGCGCCGAATTACTATCCCGTACATTCCTCGGGTGCATTTCCGGCCCCTCCACGTTTCGCTGAAACGCTTCAAGTTCGTCGTCGCACACCGACGCGCCGGCAAGAGCGTCGCCGAAATCAACGAAACGATCAAGAGGGCTCTCCAGAACGACCGGGTGTACCCGCCGCCGCGATACGCCTACGTTGGCCCGTCCTTCGCGCAGACCAAGGACCTCATCTGGGGCTACCTCAAGCATTTCGCTGGGGCGATACCCGGGGTGAGCTTCTCAGAATCCGATCTGCAGTGCAAGCTGCCCAACGGGGCGACGATCACCCTTTACGGAGGCGCGGCAGCATACGAGCGAATGCGCGGTATGTACTTCGACGGCATTGTGCTTGACGAGTTTCCGCTCCTGAACCCCGCTGTGTTCTCGACCGTGGTGCGCCCATGCCTCGCCGATTACCGGGGCTGGGCTATCGTATCCGGAACATCGAACGGCGACGATCACTTCCACGAATTGAAAAAGCGGGCAGCGAACGACGACAACTGGGATATCTTCATCATCCCGGTGACGGAGACGGATGCTCTCCACCCCGACGAAGTCGTCGAGATGACTAAGGACATGACCCCCGAGGAATATGCTCGGGAAATGCTCTGCGCGTTTGACGCTCCGATCGAGGGGGCGTATTACGGCGAAGCGATGAATACGCTTCGCACCAATGGCCGCATCACTCGTGTTCCGTACGACAACGCGGCGCAGGTGATGACGTGGTGGGACCTTGGCATTCACGACTACATGTCGATCTGGTTCGTACAACAGATTGGTAGGGGGCTCCATGTCATCGACTTCTACCAGAACTCCAGCAAGGGCTTCGACCACTATGTCAAGGTCCTCCGAGAGCGTGGGTACAACTATTCCACCCACGTCGTCCCCCACGACATCGCCGCCCGAGAACTCGGCACCGGTCGAAGCCGTGAAGACGTCCTCACGGAGCTACTCATGGGAATGGGGACAGTATTTAAATGTCCCCTTCACTCGGTAGAGGACGGCATCACATCCGTCCGGTCCGTGCTTTCGCTGTGCTGGTTCGACGCAGACAAGACGACGGAGGGTGTGTCTGCCCTCCAGAATTATCACCGGTCTAAAGCCGGCAAGCCGGTCCACAATTGGGCTTCTCACCCCGCTGATGCGTTCCGCACCGGGGCGGTGGCTCTCAATCAAGTTACCGGGTGGACCGGGAACGGCTCGAACGTAGTTCCGATAAACGGCCCGCTTCGGCGGAGAGTTGGAGGCAGGGTCTAATGGATAATCGCGAACTTCCGCCCACTGAGCGTATGTTTGAAAATTTGGGCGAGGCGCCCATCCCGTATCTCGACGGCGCGATGGAATATGACCAGCGCGTCTATATGATGATCACGGACGCGGAGAACTACGAGAACGACTTCTTGCGCGATAAGCGCGAGGATCCCTTCCTCGACGAGGATGAAGGCCGATCCACGTTCGTTTCGACGGACGTGAAAGATACCATCATGGGTATCATCCCGTCCCTCGTTCGCATTTTTGCGTCGGGTCAGGATGTCGCTGAGTTCGTCCCCTCCAAGGAGGAAGACGATGAAATGGCGAAACAGTGTCGCGACTATCTCGACCATGTGTTCTACGACGACAACGCGGGTTTCCTTACCCTTTACGGAGTGTTTAAGGACGCGCTGACGCTCAAGACGGGTATCGTCAAGTGGTGGACCAGCAACACCCCCGAGGTGAAGATCAGCAGCTTTTCCAACCTCACCCCGGAGATGTACCAACTCGTTCTCTCCGAGCGGGACGGCGAAATCGAAGTGGTCGAGATGGATGGCGACCCTGCCGTGTTCGTCGAAAGCATGACTGTTCGATACACGGTAAGCAAGCCGCTCGTCAGAGTGGTCGGCGTACCCCCGGAAGAGTTCCGTATCGCCCGAAATGCGAAGTCGGTGAAGACTTCGAAGCTCGTCGGCCACCAGCGCATCACCCCGATGTCCGAACTGGTGGCGATGGGGTACGACCCGGGGATGCTGCAAGATTACCTCACTTCGGACTACGGGCAGGGCATCTCGGACGAACGTTTTCTGCGCAACGAGGGCCTCATCGACAACGCCGAAGTGTACGACGGTGTTCCGTACGGCGAGTACTACATCTACGTCGATCGCGACGGTGACGGTGTCGACGAGCTTCGGCTGATCACCACCATCGGCGATAACTTCCGTATTCTATCCGACGACCCGGCCGACTATGTTCGGTTCGCGGTGTTCGGACCGGACCCGGTGCCCCACACACTGGTGGGTGACAGCGTCGCTGATAGTGTCAAGGACATTCAGCGCATCAAGACCAACATGATGCGCGCCACCCTCGACAACCTTGCGGACGTTGTTCGCCCTCGTACGGTGGTCAA